CATTTCCTTCAAATTCATATAATGCAATACAACTTCCATCTCCTAGAATATCAAATGGGGCTCCAAATATATCTTTAGTTGTAAAAGTCTTAGAACCAACCGAGCTAGTATAATTACTTCCATGATAAACTACCTCGATAGTATACGTTGATGAAGTTTGTAATATTCCTGATGGTAATTCAATAGAAGTTAAGTTAGTTGTATCATTTAGAGACTCCCATACTGTATTTCCATTATTGTCTTTTAATATCCAATCAGTGCTTTGATGTACATCTGTTCCATTAACTACAACAAAAGATGACCCTGTGACAAGTGGAGCTTCATTAACATCATCTGGTTCACCTTCAACTGTTATTACTGGCGTTTCAATATATGCATCTAATGTAGTAAATGATATTGGGTCACTCCATAATGAAATATGATTGTCTGATCTGTATCTAACTCTAACATAATAAGTTGTCAATGGTTCAAATGAGGATAAATTGATTGATGTAAGATTTACTGTATCATTATAAATTGACATATTAGCTTCTATTGTTGAAAAATCTACTTGTTTAGAAAATTCCCAATCGGTTGCTTCGTGTTGACCATAAAATAGTTCTAGTGTTTCAAAGCTTGATGCTTGTATTTGTCCTGCAAAATCTGTTTCCCCATCATTTGGACTAACAATTGATGGTTTAACAATCATTGTAGATCCACTTTCTTCAATCTGATCTAATGCGTCTTGTAATGCATTATTTACGTCTTGAACTGTAGCAACATTATCTGGAGTAACCCAAGTATTACCATTCCAAGTTTTATTTATTAAATCTACTGTATTGAAATAGTAATCTCCAACTTGCAAAACAGAACCATCATACCTACTAGTTGGATCAGTATCAAATGTACCAAGATATCTTGATCTAACTTCTATTATTTCATCAATATGGTTTTCAACATTAGAGATTATATTTATATTATCTTTAACTTCAAGAACATCATTTATATTGGAACTAACTATAACTATATCATTTATATTATCATTTACTGTTGTTATTTTGTCTATATTGTTAGAAACATTTTCTATATCATCTAAAACTGCTTCAATGTTGTTTATATTATCTATATTATCTTCAACAGTTAAAATTTTAGTCATATTTTGACTAACGTTTTCTATGCTATCTAAACTATTTTCAACGTTTGAAACTTTATCAAGATTATCATTAACATTAATTATTTTAGAAATATTGTTACCAATATCTTCTATGTGATCCATATTATTATCTATGTTTTCTATTTCAGCAATTTTACTTTCTACTGATATTATCTTGTCAATATTAGAACCAACAGTTATAATATTATCTATATTATTGTTTACATTAGATATATTATCTATATTGTCATTTAGATTTCTAATGGCATTGATATTTTCACCAACTTCCTTGGTTTTATATTGAATAAATAAGTCTCTTAGCTCTTCCCTATTAGAACCAACTTTCTTGTCAATATATTGCTTTAGAAAGTCATAGACTTCTTTTATTGTCATAGAAAACTCCTTTTTATCTGTTTTGATATATGTATTGGAAATTTATTTTGTAATTCTAGCTTTGAATTAATATACTTTTTGTAGCTACTAACTACTGGATTTACATTCTGATTGTTTAATGTTGTATCAACAAAATATTTTAAACCATCTATAATTGTAGGTTTTAGTATTGTTTCTATTTTTTCACTTATATTTTCAATATTTGGTATAATAGAACATATACATAACATTGGAATTGGTTCTTTAATAATATTATTATATCTATAATAGAACTGAGCATCTGTTATATGTTCAAAATGATCAAAAATTGAAGTTAAGTTTTTATCTAATATGTCAATAACTTCTAAAAATGTACTTTGTGGTACTCCAACTGTATTTTCAATTGTAACATTAACATTTTGATTTACTGGATCTATCAATATATCAATTAATTGCTGATCAGTAAAAGGATCTATTGATATTGCTGTTATATCATTTTCTTGAATCCTTTCACTCATGTTAAGTAATGATTTAAAGTCATACCTTTCTATATCTGAATATATTTCAAAACCAAAAGCTTTCTTAAATATTTTTGTAGATATTGCTATGTCTCTAAAAACATCATTTAGCACTTTTTCTAAATCTTGATCATTTGCCCCTATATCCCTTACATAAAATCTATAATCTTCTATATTCATTGTTTTTATCCTTTAGAATACATAAGGGTTTACCTTTTGTGTATCATAATCTAAAAAACTATTGTTGTCAATAGGTTCTATGCTAATCATATCAATTAGTGTTAATTGTGATATAGCGTCTATTAAATCATCGTGTTTTGCCAATATACTATCATTTGTAATTAAACTCATTTCGTGTAATAACTCTTCAGTAAATCTTTTTATTACATCTTCAGGGATCCAAAACCTACCTAACTCAACAATAGGCTGAAATGATTTAAATACAGCTAGTTTATTCTTGGTTCTACTGACCATCTTTAAGTTAAAAAATTTACCTCTCTTTATCATTTCATTTTGTATAAAAGTCTTCATAGATAGCTGAAATGCTACTTTTTCCATTACAACTTCAACTGGTTTCCATTTAGACACATAATAAAATATCTTATCAATTGTAATATCAGGTTTTATTCTACCATAATATCCATCAACCAAAAACCAATTATTACTACCATCAACACCTACAACAACTATAGCTGTATAATCAGCATATTCTCTTTCAGATACAGCTAGATCAACACTAATATAATAAGTAAGCTTACTTAAATTAGAACCAAATTCAGTAAGTTTATATTTGTTAATCTTTTTAATATCAAATAGCATATCATCTTTTGGAGTTACTTCAAGCATATATTCCTGATAAAATGATCTCTCTTTACCAGCATCCCTATACATCATAAACTTAGATTTTACATATTTTGGAGTAAATCTGTCTTTCCAACTTGTAACCAATTTATCCCAATCTTCTGGAGGAAAATCTTCAGCAACAGGCAATACTAATGTTTGCCACTCTTTAGAACCAACAAGGTTCATCAATAAACTATCTTCGTGTATTGGAGTACCAATAAATATAAATTCATATTTATTTGGATTAACAGATGGTATTACAACATTATAGAACCAATTTTTTAATTTATCTCTACTATCTTTAGTTAGATGTTCTTTTTCATTCTCAATATCATCTAATACCACAATATTTGGTCTTTTACCAAAAATTCTTGTTCCTCTTAAACTTTGTCCAGAACCTCTACCTTTTAGAAACATTTTTTTATTTGTTTCTTTATGTTTTATATATATTGTCGGATCATCTCCTAATCTACTTTTTTCAATATCTAAGAAATTACTTAAGTCAGTATCTTGTATTAGGAAGAGTATTTGTTCAAATGTTGAAGCTACCATCTGAACGCTATCTTGTATAATCAAAATATAATCAAACTCTCCAAAGTTAGGCTTCTTGCTTAAATATAACCATTCAAGTATAAGATGTATCATTTTAGTTGATTTTCCTAGTCCTCTATGACACATAACAACTTTATACTTATGCCTTGATAACAAATGATCTACTAATTGAAAATGAGCTTCAGCTGGTTTATTATCTTCTTCTAGGAAAGTATTAAACCAAAAGAAATGTTTTATAGTATCTTTATTCTTTGGATAGTATCTTTTATCATATCTAGTTCTTTTTATGATCACTTATTTTTCCTATTAGCTTATCTACTCTATTTGGAGTTTGTTTATACCATTTACTATCTCTCATCTCTTTTATCATTTTATCCCAATCTCTATCTTCTATAGCTTTCCACATTCTCTTAAACTTCATTAGCTTTGAAACTCCTAATTGATAAACCATTTCATATAATACTTCTTGTATTGGTTCTGGTAATTCTTTAACATAAGGCTTCTTAATTTGTAGTTCTTTAATAGCTTTATCAAGTCTATATTTTAATAACAACTCTCCTTCTTCTTCATTTATAGGAAGCAGTGTACCATAACCAATGGTTAACTTACCTAAGCTATCTTTATATGGCATACCCATAAAACCTTCATTTTCTTTAATAGAACCAACAAGGGTCATTGCTTATCCCTTTCTTCAATAATCTTATTGGCTAAATAGCCTATTGCAATAGCTTTAAATTCATCATCATTGATATTTAAATGTTTCATTAAAAATTCAACTATATGTACTGACTCGTGTATAACAACATTATTTTTAGCATCTTCTCTAATAAAAATACCAAGAAAAAATCCTTTGTCACTATCCATAGCTATTGATCTACCTTTTGGATATCTATCATATGGATCTACTTTATTTTCTTCAAATTTAACTTTTTTATTCCATTTGTCTTCATTATCTGTTACATAGACCCAATAACCAGCAAATAAATCTATTTTAAGTTCCACTACTTATCCCTTTTAGCAAACTTTTCATTATATTCTTTTATTTGACTATTTAAAAACTCAACTGCTTTTCTTAGTATCTTACTTTCTTCTCTACACTTTTTTAGTTCTTCAACTAATTTTTTAAAGTTTTCTTCAGTTAGTTCTACTACTTTCATTTATGTCCTTTACATTGTATTCTATTCTTATATCTGTTGGTTCTGATAAATTGATTTCAAAAGTTTGTAGCTTAGGACAAGGAACTTTGACATATATATATTCCTTTTTAGTGCACCCATTTAAGCTCAAAGACATGATGACCATTAGAAAGATTAATGTCATCTTTTCCTTTATTATTGTTTTCATTTAGTAATTCCTCTTTCTTCTCTTTTTGCTTTTGTTCAAATACCTTTATATCAATTTCATTTTCTTTTTTGATTAATTCACTCTTTAACTGTTTATTTTCCATTTCTAAAACTGTTAATTTATAACCTAAAAATAGAACCAATGTAACAGAGATAATAGATACAAAATCTAATATTTTATGTATCATTTTTTTTCCTTAAATACTCTGCTGTTTTTGTAGCACCTATCTTTTCTGCAAATATTATTTGTAAAAAAGTAATACCTCTAGTTCCTTCATAAGCCATTAGGCCACTAATACCAACACTAATTAGTTCATTAAAACCAACTCCTTGCATAAGTAAGAAAGTTAACATAGCTATACCAATACTTGATATTACATCAATAATAAAATGTAACACTTTTTGTTTTAATCCTATTTTTTCTTTTCCATTCTTTTCTCTACCAATATAGTTCATCATTGCACTCCATATTCCAAAACCAATTGTTGTAATTAAAGCTATTATATTAAGGTCGTTCAAATTGTTGTTCGGCATTCTCTTTTTCCTTGTCTTGTTCTAGTAAAGATATAATAGAGCCAGCGTCTGCATTAATTAATTTACTACTAATTTCATCTAGTTTTTTATTTATTTGTGATACTGATATATTGTTTTGTTGTATATTGACATTGATATCAAAGTCTTTTGCTTTTTCTGGTTTCCTGGTTTCTTGTAGAAATAGTTTCATATATTCTATTCTATGATACTCTTTTATGTTTTCATCATTAATTTTTTCTAATGCTTTTTGTAGAATATCTATTCTTTCTAATGCAAATACTGCATATAATGAAGTATGCATTAGGGTCATTATTGATTTATATGTTTTACTATCTTCTAATCTTTTTGCTTTTACTTCTAATGTTTTGTTTGGAAGTGGTTCTCCTATTTCTCTCATAGAACCATCAGATCTTCTAAATTTACCCTTTTCTGGATCTGTAGCTATAGATCTTTCTGGAAAGGAATGTCTAAATGCTTCTGCTCTACCTTTCTTTTCTATATGTCTTTTTCTAATATAGCTTATTACTTTAGCTATTTTTTTGAAATCATTGTTATTAGTTTCATTAGCAAACTGAACCACTTCTTCTGGTTCTACTTCATCAATTAATCCTGCTTCTTTAACTATTTCTGTAGCTAGATTTAACTTTTCTGCTACATCCATACAATACCTTTAAGTTTTTATGTGTAGGATAACAAAAATAACAGCTGTTGTCAATAAAGAAAGAAAAAGAAAAGAAAAAAAGAAAAAAGTTTCATAAAAAAGAAAATAAAGAAAAGAAAAAGAAAGAAATATATATATTCTATATACTATATATACTATATATTTACTACTATAGTACATTATATACTGTTCTATATACTCTATATACTATACTATACTCTATAATATTACTATTATACTATATTGTATACTATATACTTGCATATATACTATATTATATACTATACTATATATAATATATACATAATATACTATATATTACTTATTATATATTATATACTATATATATAATATACTATATACTATATATATAATATATAATATATACTATATATAATATATATAATATAATATATATAGTAGATTTTCCCCTCTCGCCCTCTTAAAGAGAATTATACCATAATTTTCAAATTTGTCAAGGACTTTGATCAAAAAAATATAGAAATATCCCTACTGTTGGTTCTTAGGTCTTGTGTTGGTTCTAGAACTACTTTTTAAAAAAGAACCAACAACAAACAATTCAAGGAGAATAAATGCTGCTCATTGGATAATTTAATCAACCATTAATGTAACTAATATTTGCTCACTATTTCTATCTTTTCACCAAATAGCTAAAATACACTGGTTGGATCTAAGTATGAATTAGTAAATAGGAGCTTTGTAGAAATTCAGTATAAATTAGGAGATGGGCTTAACCATCACAAAAGCTCCAATACTCCTCTTGGTTCTATTAAGTAAGAATTCTGTAAATAAAAATTAAATTAGAACCAATTTGGATTCCCTATACCTTAGAAAATTCATTCTAATGCAATTTTTAATATGAATTAGAGAGTGAGTTTTACAGAAAATTGGTATAAATTAGGAAGAAGGTTTTACCATCACCATACCTTCGTAAAACTCCAACATACCCCCTCTCTTCATAAAAAAGAATTCTTATTTTACTTCCTTTCTTGCTTAGTACATCCCAAAAAAAAAGGAGGTAATTATGGAAAGATTTGAAGAGTTGCTTTCAAAGCTGGTTCCAGAACTAAGTGAGGTTGAATTCGAGTATATCATTGCCGAACTAGAACGGCTGATTGAGGAATTAGAACAAGCCAGAGAGGAGGAAGAAGAATGGCTTATAGAGTTATAGAGCTAATTATGGACAAGACAATAGAGCTTGTCCTTGGGGCTTTAGACAGAGTTATTTTAGTCTTTGATCACAATGAAACAAAAGGAGGTGAGAAATGAAAATTAAATTAAATATAAAGGTTAAAAAAGAGGTAAGTTATGTAGAGGTTGTTAAAGAGGTGTTAAAGCAGTATATTAATGAAGATGATGTAGAAAAATTAATGTATCTTATAGCTAAAAGGTGGAAGGAGGTTAAGGAAAATAGTAATGAGGGTAAGGGATATGTTTAATCCTTTACCACTTTTCTGCTTAATTTTTAATCACTTTACCCAACACAGAAGTAACACACAGAACCACAACAACACAAACAAACCCAACCTAAAAAAGGAGACCAACATGGAAACAAAAGTAGCAGAACTCACAAAAAAAGACTACAGTGTAGAAAAAATTGCTGAAGAGTTAGATATAAGTATTGAAGCTGTAGAAGAAATCTTAAACAAAGGAGTAGATATGGAAGAATTAGTAGTAAGTGAAGAATTGGAAATAAAACAAGAAGAGAACCAAACAAGGTACTATGATGTAATAGATCTAGAGAAAGAATTTGACCTATTAGATCCAAAAATAGTAAGAAAAATGATAAGTGTGGATAAAGATAAAAGACTGTACTTAGCTAATGATTTAGTAGAACCAAGGATAAGCAAAAAAGGATCTATATACTTCATAGTAAAAGGCAATTATGTTAAAAATAGGAATATAGCTAATATACTAAAAACCAAGCTAATAGAAGTACAATTTACAATAATAGACCATATAAAAGATCTACCATCATATATTGTAGAGCTTCATAAATCAATTCTATCAAAAAGAAAATACATTGTGTGGAAATCAAAAAGAGATGGAATGATCCATATAATAATGGAAGAAATAGCTGGTCTAGAAAGATTAAAGAACCAAATGACTCAAATAGAGTATAAAAGGCTAGAAGAAGAACTAGATTACAAAAAGGATTTGTTAGTAGATCCAATAGATGTTGAAAAGCACGAAATCTACTATCAGCAAGAACCAGAGTTATTTATGGAAAAGGTAGAAGAGCTTTATGAACTATTGGCAACTATAAAAGAGTTAAAATCAAGAAAGATTAGTTATGAAGAAAGAGAATTATTGAAAGAAATAAAAAGTGAAATAGAATATATTATATAAGAAGGACATTCTTGGTTCTTCTTATGCAAAAAATAAATAAAATAAAAGGAGAGAATATGATAAACTTTAGAGAAATAACAAATGAAAGGGAAAAACTAATGGAAAAAACAAAAGACGCATTGTTCAGATTAGAAAAAGAATTAAAAAGAAATTGGAATTTTTATTTAGAACTATTGGATTTAGAAATTTATGATCCAGGTTATGAGAGTGGAAAAGAAAAACTTGTATTAGTATTTGATGCTAATAAAGAAGAAATAGTTGTTAGACACGAAGTTAATCACTACATTGAAGAAGAAAATATAATTGAAAGTTTTGTTGATCATACAAGTAATACGGATCATTTTGAGCTTGGACATTATAAAAACAAGAAAATAAAAGACTTTGAACTAGATATATGTGAGGAAATAGCTAGTTATTTTTGCATAATAGGAGAAAATATTGAAAATCAAATAAAAGAAGAAATAGAAAATTTAAACAATTTATTAGAGAAGATCCAATGATCTGTTGGTTCTTCTTATGTATAAATAAGAAAAAGGAGTATAGATGAAAGTTTTACAAGAAATATTAGAACTTTTAGAAAAAGTAAGAGATTTAGTTGAAGAGAAAAAAGAGTTAGAAATTTATTTTGACAAACTAATTGAAATAGAAGAAGAAAAAATAGAAATCATTAAAAAAATTAAAAAAGAAATATTTGGTTCAGACGATGAACTAGATTTTTAAAGGAGAAAAAATGGAAAAAGTAATGAATTATGTTGAAGGCATAATTAAGGAATATAGTTTGTTGGAAAAAGATGCTGAAAAAATAAGAAAAATAGTAAAAGATGCAGTTGAAATTAATTTATTCCCGTTGGATTTTTACCCAATGTTAGCTATAGATGTTTTAATTCGTAAACATTTAGAAGAAGCTTTGAAAAACAAAGAAAAAAACATTTAAAAAAAGAGAGTAAATGAAAAAATATATAGAAAAAGATATTAAAAAGTTTAGTATATGTAACAAGCTTATAAGTAGAGGAACAAGTGGATCCAGTAGTGACTTATATACAAAAGGTATGTATTTAAATATTCCGAAAGAAAATATAAATTGTAGAGACTATAATAAAAATGATATTGTTGGAATTTCTGTTAATGGTAATAGACCAAATAGAATAAGTTTTGATAAAGAATTGGTAGATCTAGCAATAAAAGCTGGTTCTACTATTGTAATAGATAATCAAAAAAATAGGCTAAGACAATATAATGTGGGAGAAAGGGAAATAGAAAAGTATTTAATTAAAAATAATTATGAATGTGTAGAAGATGATGAAGTTAGAAGTATTTGGAGGAGAAAAATGTTTAAGAATTTTAAAATTAGAATTGTAAATAAAAGAAAGGATCCAACATATAGTTGGACAGTATATTGTGGTAGAGGAAGTCCAGTTGGTAATCCATATAAAATGAAAAATTATAGTGAAGAAGAAAGAATGAGAGTAATTAAATTATTTGAAGAAAATTTTGATTTTGAAGATCCAAAGGTGCAAGAATATCTAGATAAAATTATAAAAATAGGTCAAAAATATGGAGTTGTGGATCTACAGTGTTATTGTAGTCCTAAAAAATGTCACTGCGAAATTATTAGAGATAAAATATTAAAAATTAGAGCCAACTAGGTTGGTTCTAAATAATACATTCATAAATGCACCTAGAACAAAAAATAAGCCACTTTTTTGTATCAGGTATACAAAGATATACCTAACACATATTTTTTTGAAATATGAGGCTTCTAGATGCTTTTATGAATGTATATAAAAAAACAGAATGAAATAATTGATAAAAAAAGGAGTGAAATGAAAAAATTAGTAGATTATAAACTAGTAAAAAGAAGTGATAGTTATACTTATTATAGTTTTAATGAGTATAGACATAGCTTTAACGATTGGTATGATGCAGTGCCAAACTTC